CAGACCACGATCCGCCGGTATTTTTAAATTCTAAAGTGCCATCATTGTCTCTAAACCCATAACCGCTGGTGCCTGCAATAATACCGAAATTCATATATCCCGATCCACTGACAAGAGAATTTCCTTTGACAAGTAAATTTCCCGTGATTTCAGTTCTGTCGGTCGCCTCGTTGCCGAGAGTTGAATTTGTATCGACATCTAGCGTGGGTATATGCGTTCTACTAGGTTGAAATGGCATCCTCTATCTCCAAGTGTAACATTTTTTGTATGAGCCTCTTATTTATATTCCTGTTATTCTGTCAATCCAGAACCTGTTAGGTCATACATTCTACGATCAGGAATATTTGTTAATTCTGCGAAACACTCAAATCCTGTAGTGCTCCCATCTCCGTCTGAGGGGCATGTTACATATACATTTTTACACTTTACGTTGAATGTAACGTTTTCATCATCTCCATCAAGTGTAATATAGTGTCTTCCGCTTATGACATTTCCGGACGATGTAGAGTTAAAGTGTACTCTAAGCTTTGCAGAACCCGAATTAATGATTGTAACCGATCTAGTTACAAATGGAAAATTAACACCCACCTCTTCGCCAGTGCTAATTGCAGACCCCGTTAAAAATGGTTCACCAGATACTTGGTATGAACCCACATTTCTTAATCCAACTCCATGACCAGGATATGAAACTTGTTTGCTATCTTCATCTGTCGCCATGATAAACTCCTATTATCTTTACCAATATAAATAGAAAATTAAAAATTCTTTTCTCTCTCGATTCTTAATTTATCCAATAATTTTTTTCTTTTTAAGCGTTCTTTTTTTCTTTTAATTGAAGGCTTCTCGTAATACATCCGTTCTCTATACTTTTCAAGAACCTTCTCTTTCTTTGTTTTTTTTACAAATCTTCTCACCATTCTTTCGAAACTTTCATTTCTGTCTCGTGGTTTTACTTCAACATTAATTGGTTTTCCCATTTTTAAAAACAAACCCCTTAAACTAATTTATTCCATTTGTGACCACCCAAGCTTATTAAACCACTAATATCAACGCCTGGATCTCCCGGTTCGATATTTGATAGTGGGCCAGCACTAGGTGGCGCATTCAGTGCGCCGCCAGAAGATAAGGGTTCGGTACCTTCGAATATTTCGGTACCAAATCCCGTAGCATCTAACAGTTTTCTTTTTTGTTCTTTGATTGATCTCCGCTTTTCTTCTTCAAGCTCTAGTCTTTGTTGTTCTAAAAGTTTTTGTTGCTTTCTTGTAGTTTCAATTTGAAACTGAGGTTCCTTGCGGGTGTTGGCCTCAACCAAGAGGGGGGTCAAACCCGTCACGACTTCTGTTACAACACTAGACAAAATACCATCCTCTAACAAAGCTTCTTTTAAACATTGCTTTACCAAAGGTTTTAACATTCTTTTTAGTTCTGTTTTTTTCATTCTCCACCTTTTTTAAAAAATATCATTTAAAGCGCGATTAATCCTGTCGCCTTTTGTAAATATTTGTGTTAAGTTTTTCTCAACACCCTCATTCATTGGAAGCCCTGCTTGCTTTAATATATAAGCATTTGGGGCAGAAGGCTCAGAAACAGCATCAAAACAAATCAACTGGAGATCGTCTTGAACTATTTGGGCGCCGGAGCCCCGGGGGCATGGTTGCAGTGAGCCGAGGGCCCGGGATGAAAAACCAAATTTAACTCCACTATTATAAAGCCCCTCAAGTATTTGGCCCGCGGGTGTTTTCAGACATTGTATTGTTCCAATGACATCATCGCCATCCCACCACACTCTCTTAACCAAATGAGAGGCGTTTTTAAGGTTAACAACACTATCGTCCGGATGATCACACTCGCCTATAGCCCTGCCTTCTGCAACCATTTTCGCGTAGTTCTCTATTTCACGAGTTAAAATTTCTCTCCCATATATCCTGCCATTACCATTTTGCACATCACATTGCTGCAACTTGGCGGGGAATATTAGAAACCCTTGATTAACAAGCCTCTTTTCACTTTCCGTCAAAAGATCTTGACATCCTCGGTCATCGCATTTTAACTCAAAAAATTCTCGCAAAAGCACTTTAGACATTTTTTTCCCTCTTCAAATGGCGGCCGCCAGCCGCCCGGTACTGGAGCCGCTGCAGCAGCGCCGTACTGGTTGTAATTTCCATTTTTTAGTCAACATAACAGTCACCCTCGTTTTTATAAGTTATTTTAAAACCAAAATCATTAACCAAAACACTCAATAAATAGGACGTACCAGAACTTAGACACCCAAGTATTAGCGCGTTGGCTAAATTATAATCATATGTAAATAGTTCAGTGTAGTCATTAATCCCGAATAAAAATGTGCCCACCCAAAATCCCATGCACATGGGACAGTGAAATAATTTTCCAAAACCATGAAGCCAATTTTTTCCAGGACGTATTTTATTAAATATTGAACCAAAGATTAAGATTTGTGTTAAGCCATATGCAGTAAGAATAAAATATATTAATTCCATTTAACCCTCTTTTTCTAATATCCAGTCGTACCAAACATTCCGTAACTCCCCATATTTTTGAACTGACTAAGGCTTCCTTTTCGTGGTTCGTGAGGAACTTCACCCAATTCGGTTGAGTCTTCTTCATTTGGTTCGAGCAAGTCTTTTTCGACCTCAAGTTCGTACCGTTTGGTTGCCATATAATATGGTTTTTCTTCTAATAGAAATGATACCACAGAATATAAGGTAGTTTGAAGAGAATCGCTTTTTGCAGGTTCTGCGCTTTCTAACATCAAAGCTTCCAGAGAACCATATACATTCCCACCATGCACTGAAGCAGGGTCGACAACGCCATTTTTTACCAAGTGTTCGAACAATCTAGACTGAGTTGCATAAACATGGTCAGCGTATTGATTTTTAGATAGCGCCAGCACCTTATTATTTTTAGGAGACAAAACAATATCAATTTCTGGGTGGTCTAATATTAATATATTGCCATCTAATGTTTTACGTGCTTTGAGTTTAACTTTTGCAGCAATTGGATTCTCAATGGATACCCTAAAAGAAGTTGAAGGGGGGATATCTTTAACATTGGGTGCTGGTGGTGCCTCAACATTTACATTAAATCTTGCCATCAGCTTTCTATCTCCGCGGCTAACGCCTGAATTTTTAAAAACTGTTGCAAAGATTCTTTATTGATTGGTTCTTTGCTATAATTTTCTAAAAGTTTTTTTACTTCTTTCATTTTTGAAACCATTTTTTCATCATCTTTAACATCTTTCATTGTAAAAGATTTATTAATGACCTTCTTTAAGTTTTCTATCTCTTCATTTAAAAATAATTTAAAATCCACACCGTTGTCAATAAAAGATAATATAAATTTATTAAGTAGCTCTTTTTGATTTTCAAAAAGTTTCTGGCCATATTGATTATTAAATCTTTCAACAAATTTATTAACAATTAAATTATTTATTTTGTCCTTGTTTTTAGTTTGAATACCTCTTGATGTGAGAGATCTTAAAATAGATTCTTCTAAGATTACTTTTCTCTTGACACTCAAATCTTCCCCAAAGATTTGAGACAGAGTAGCAAGATCTCTATAGCTTGGAACAAAATTTGAAAATATATTTTTTGATAATTCTTTATTGATCTTTTTAATTAAAGCGCTCTGCTCCTCAAATATTCTTTCTTTATCTAGATTTTTATATGCCAATTTGGTTTCTTGAATGAGTTTTTCCGCCATTCTACTTGAAACATTTTTAGTTTCTAAGAGAGTTTTAAAAAGTCTAAGCTCTTTGCCAATTTCTGTCACAGGACTAAAGTGTTCTTTTAATGTAGCAATGACCCTATCTCTTTCCTCAACATCTTTATTTAAAGCATGTTTGACCACTTCGCGCACTAAAGCTTCATAAAGAAAAGCGGTGTTTCGTTTTTTGTTATGTCGCAACATTATTATCTTTCTGCTCCAATTCTTCTATTAAGTTTCTTACGTTCTGATTTACTTCAAACAGTGAACGCTCCTCATCAATATAACTAGTTTCCTTATTCTCATAAACGCCGCTGCCCAAGCCCAACAATTCTCTGGCGCCCGTAGAGAGTCCTAAATTCTTTTGTCTTTTTGAAGAAGAGGTTGCTGTTTCCTGAGATCCTTTAGATAGTTCGTGACGCTTTCTAGCACCTCGTTTTCTCATATCTGCTGGAACAGGCTTATACCACTTGCCTTTTGATTTATCGGTCGTGCGCTGTTTTGGTTTTCCGAAAGCATCTTTTTTAACAACGCCCTTGATCCAAACATCTTCATCTCTTTTCCCGGGAGATGCCAGTAAGGCCGTATCCGCTTCTGCGCCTGGTGGAGTTCCGGCGTCTTCTGCGCCAGCTTCAGGCTCGGGGGCCATTTCTTCTCCGCCGCCTTCAGGGCTGGCCATTTCTTCTCCTCCCAAAGCTTCCATTCCGCCCATACCGCCCATGCCGCCGCCTCCGGCAGCGCCTCCGGCCATGGCCTCTTGACCGAGAGCTTCTATAGATTGTGCAAAGTGTTTATCATAAAACAATTCACGTTGATTTCGTAAGAATTCCTCTTCCGAAAGGTCAAACAAGTTTCTAGCAATCCAGCGCTTACTAAAGAAGCCTTCTGTTGCTTGTGCCGCCACGCTAAATTTAGTATTCCAGTGCTCAAGCTCTTGTAGCTCGGATATTTTAGATGGGTTGTTCAACTTAATTTTAAAAGAAAGAAGATCATCGCCCCGATAACCTAATGTATAAAGATGAATAATTCCAACTTTTTCTAATTCTGAAGTAACAGATCTCTGGAGCCTTTGGATGGTTCGAGCAAAACGAATATCTTTTTGTGCTAATGTGGCTTTATCTTCATCGCCACCTTCAGCCCGTGACAAATAAGAAGCTGGTACTTTTAACGCAGAAAAAAGTTTATCTCTCAAATATTTAACATCATCAATGTCTCCCGTATAGGTCCCTCCAGGTAAATTTGTAATCTCAGTACCTACGCCGCCTCGTACTGGAATGAAATAATCTTCTTCAACAGACATTGGGTTGTAGCGCAAGTCGACGCGTCCCGTGTCCGGATCAACTACTTGATTTCTTTTCATAGAGGTGATGACACGCTGCATATATTGTTCTACATCTTGAGGGGGAATATTACCTACATCAATTTTAAAAACGCGTCGCTCTGGTGCCCGGACAATACGATATGCCATCATTGCATCTTCTAAGAGAATGAGTTGACGCCAAATTCTTCTAGCTGAGTCCAAAACAGAAGTACCATATGGAGCAAATTTATCATTTCCCAAAATTCTAAAATGTCCTACCTGCCAATTCTCAAACGTAACGCCGCCAGAATTCCACTGGAATTGTACATAGTTAGGATTGGTCTTGTCTTCACCTTCGAGCCTTTCTACTTCCGTTGTAGGAAGACCGATGACTTGTTTTATTCCTCGCTCTGAGTCAATATCCAAATATAAATAAAAATCTCCATATTTGCACATTGTTCTACACCATCCGAATAAGTTATATTCAACGTTTAAAACATTATAGTAAAGTGTGTCTAATATTCCTTTTATCTCTTCGTCATGACTATCAATCTGAAGTACTTTTTTAATGCCAGTGTGTGTTGTCATTTCATCTGCATAAATATCTAGCGCAGAAGCCAACTCTGGCGTGTATTCCATTTGATCAAAGTCTGCATAGCGCTGTATTCTTGATTGAGATCCCATCATATAGGACGAGAAATTCTCAAAAGGATTATAGCCTAATCTTTCAAATTTTTGTCCAGCAACGTCTTTAAAGGTTTTTGAATATTTATCAAGGCGGCGGCGCCGAAGCTGTCGAGTATTCTGTGAGCGGTAGTTAATCAGTGGGCCTGAAAAAAGCCTAGTTAATCTTTTATACAGAGTTGAGTCTGGATTTCTAGGGTTCTTTGTGTTTTTTACATTTTTTGGGTCCATCTATTTATCCTTTCAATAACCAAAGAAATTCTTTCATTTTCTTTTTTTCGTCAATTGCTTTTTCAAACAACTGATCTTGATGCGGCTTGTGCATTCCAGGTATATTAGTGTTTAATTCAGTTTTATTAGTCATTATACAATTTATGAACGCTTTTTTATACTCCATATCACGCTGATTTTCAATTAATGCCGTATCTCGTACCCAGCATCCAATCGCACATGCCATAATTAGATCATCATTATAGCCTCTTTGTGCTTCTGGCTTGCCGTTTCTCCAAATAAAAGTATCCAACTCATTAATTAGCCTTCTAGAATAAATAGTAAGCATTTTATTTCTAATGAATTCTTCAAACTTGGCAATAATTAAGGGCCTTGTTTTTAAAGATGTCGTAAAACCAGCAATTGCATTTGATCTCGTCTCTGCCTGATATTGGTCAATATATTCGTGGGAAGATTTGATGGAATAATATATATTTGGGTAGGCCTTCTCATATAATTTATCCAATACCGCAAACCCCACACTATTATTTTCAACCACAACCATTGCATTTCCATATTCCCGACCAGCATTAAAAACAATTTCGGAAAAAAGATCTGGTGTTACTTTTCCTTGATATTCAGCAATGATCTCCATTGTTTCAAGCTTGAAAATATGAAAAACTGAAAAGTCGGCGCCGTCGCCGCGTGAAACATCTGCAACTAGAAGATAAGTATTTTCCGGTTTGAACTCTTCCCATATCCAATAATTTCTATCAACACCGGTCCTATACTTTGGTTCTGAAATTGTCTTTTTTAATCTTTGTATGTCGTCGCCATCAATAACTGTTTCACCAGAAGTATTAAAATTACATTCATATTCTTGGGCAATCTGGCGCTTGCTCATGTTTTTTGTTTCTATATCAAACCACTCTTTATCTCTGTCAGGATGAATATCCCAAAATAATTTCACTGGAAAAAAATCATTTTGACCGGCCTCAGACTTTGTATACGTTTCATGAAACCAGTCGCCAACACCATTAGGTGTCGAAAGAGCAATACAGCGACCACCTGTAGAAATGGTAGGATAAAGTCCTGTCCACAAATCCCCTAAGTTTTCTATGTGGGCCGCCTCATCAATAACCAAAAGAGATAAAGCCTCAGAACGACCGGCATCTCCAGAAGTGGATGAGGCTTTGACTTGAGAGCCGTTGCTTAGTTCAAATGAATTTTTGTTATCGATATCAATATTGGCGATTCGCAGCCAATCCGGTAGATGTTTGATTATGCCTTTAACTTTTCTAACTAAGTTTGCAGCCGTAGTTAGTTTCGTGGCTACCACAAGAACATTTTTGTCTCTATGAAATAATAACAACCAAGAAATATAAGCTGCAACTATTGTGGAAATTCCTAACTGTCGAGCTTTTAGTATTATAGAAAACCGATGATCGCTAAAATTTTCCAGAAGTTCATCTTGGTAGTCGTATGTTTTAAAAGGAATAAGGCCTAGGCCTGGGTGTGGTATCTTCGCGTAATTTTTAATAAAATATTGAGAATCTTTGCCACATTTTAGGACTTCCTTAAGAACCTCTTTTTTGGTGATTTTGTATCCCATTATGCTTTAGCATTTGCTTTTTTAGAACCTTTTGCTACTTTAACATTACTTGGCTTCTTTGCGCCTTTATATTTAGGCTTCCCTATTTCAAGCCACTTTTCAACAGCTGTACGTAGTTTTTGTTCTGGATCTCCTAAAGGATTATCGCCAAGAGCGATTGCCTCATTCATGCCGCCAATTGTATAGATTTTTTTACACTGTACCCATGTGCGAATACGAGACATGTTCTGAAGCAGTATATCACATGGTCCGTCAGCCTTGAGTGTGATGGAGTTACCAGTTATCGATTTGTATTCTTTCTTTAAAAATTTAACAATGTCAGAATATGTCTGCTCAATTTCGTTGTCAAGCTTGTCGTTATGAAAAGACTTCATTGGCATTTCCGAATGATAAGTGACAATAAGCTTTGGGCCTGCGATACGAACTTTGAATCCGTCGATTACCCTAGAGTCATGAATGGGGCAGCCCTCTTCCCTTCTAAGGCCCACGGATTTATCTTCCCCCTTTGTAACAAACCGTTCGTCATGCGAACCATCATAGGCATTTGCTGCCGCTTGGTTAAGTCCTTTTATAATTTCGTATACAGTTGCCATTAATTTTGCTCCTCGTTAATAATGTTTGGTCTCCAGCCGTTCAACCACTTTTCTTCATTGTATTCAACGTATTGCATATAGCAGTTATGACAACAATCAAACTTATTCATATACAAGTCGTCTTTCACTTTAAAAGAAAATATCCCACACACAGGACAATTCCTTTTGTTTTCTTTAGTAATTAGATTCTTTGGAAGGAAAAAGCCGTCTTTCTCAACTTTCTCTTTGAGGTCTTCTTTTCTGCGCTCTTCTTTATAAAACTCTTTAATTTCTTCTAAATATTCTTCTTCTTTCTCATCAGTCCAAAAAGACTTTGGATTAACAATGGCCTCGGTACCATATTTTTTAGAGATGGCTTTTTCTATAGCAGCTATTTTGTTTAAGTTTTTAATCTTCATGACTTGAATGTTTACTCGCCGTAAATTGTTTGGTAGCCGACATCCGGATTAAAATATATCATGGCGCCAGTGGTGCCAGAAACAGAACCACAATAGCCTATTCCGCGTTCAATATGATTTTCAGTTTCTGGTGTGCTTGTCGACATGTGCCCAGCGGTGCCAGTGGACATAAAGATAGAGGCACCCTGAGTCCAATACCAAACCATACCCGGGCCAGCAGATTTCCACCAACCTTTAAGCAACACTCCGTTAGTCGCAGGGTTTGCCCCCATTGCAATTCCTAAAAGATTTTTGGCGCCCGATGAATTATTGTTTGCCCTCGCCAATGTCCAGGTATCACTAGAATTAAGGTAATAGAGCATCCCAGCAGTTAAACTTCCTGACCCAAAGAACACAACTTCTCCCCCACCAGTTTTGGCAGACAGATCACGAATGTTCTCAAAAGGCTGATGTACATCTAAAGCAACTTTTGGGGAGCTATTCATGACACCTATTGTGTCTTCGGCGCCATCGACATAAAAAGCATGATCAAAATGATCTGTTTCAACTCGAAAGTCTGCAGTACTCTTACTCTGTTCATTAAAAACCGCAGTCCCTGAAACTTCTAATGTTCCCGATACGCTCAACTCACCCATGATTTATTTCTCCTATAATATGATCTTAATATAAATAGTTTTATAATTTCAGATGTTATATATATTATTTTACCATTGTTGGCTACACTTGTCCCAGGAACCAGATTGATAACCATAAGCGGTTGAAACTTTTGCGTAAGAATGATCAGGATTAAAATACATTAATATCTTGTTACCAGTACAATCCCCATTAGAATCAATCTCCTCACACCCAATACAATAGCCAAGAATTTTCTTAATGGCACCAGCCGTGTTTTGAATGGTGCCTGTATTAAACATTATGTAGCCGTTACCAGAACCTCCCCATACGGGGGCCCCCGGGCGTGGCTTAACACCAAGAGTATAAGCTGTGGTTATACCGCTTAAAAGCATTCCTACTTGTTCGGGAGTGCCGGTATATTCCCCCGATTTTCCTAGGGCAAATCCCAACAAAAATTGACCCTCTTGAGTTTGGTTTGTATATACCGAATGTCTAATTCCGGCGCCAAATTCAGTAGTATAATTAGTTTTTGTCCACACAGTACCAGAAAGGTAGTAGAGAAAACCGGCCCGAACCTTGCCTCCAGGGCCGTCGCCGGTACCGTATTTTAATATTACACCAGCAGTGTTTCTAGCAGGATCATGATCGAATGTACGATTTATGATACTGGAGTCACCGATATTTTTGTCATACGCCTCTGTATTCGTGGGCCTTCTCTTGCCTTTTCCCATTATTTTATCTCCCCGACAGCATATACAACAGCAATTGTTAAGCCAATGCCGACTAAGACTCCTCCGGCGCCCCACAAAGCTGAGTAATCATTCTTTGGCTTAAGGGCAAGCTTGGTAAGTCTTTCTATCTCATTGTCTTTAATTTTAATGACCGCATCATATTTCTTTTGCGAAGCCTCTAAGCTAACTTTTGTGGTATCCAAAAGAAGTTGCATGCGAAGAATTTCTTTTTGTACCTCATAATTAATTCTCAGCTCACAGTCTTTTGCAGAATATTCTTTCTCTGCAAATATCTTGGCTGCAGCCGTTGTGTTTAAAAGTACACCATTGTAGGGAGCTTCTTCTCCCTTTTTTATGCCTGTAACCTTTGCGGTGTTTTCTTCCGCATTTGGCTCTGGCGGGTCAGCAAACAGGTGTGCTGGAAAAATTAAACAAAAAATTAATATCGGTACAATAATTTTCACTATTCTTGATCTTCTTCCGTATATTTAAATCCGAACCTTTTACCAATCATTATTGCCAAAGTGTCAGGATCATCATAATATTTTTCAACAATTTCTTTAACAGATTTCTTTTTCTCCTCTGTTAATTCTTTATTATTTTTAGCAAATTCTTCTTCGAGACGCTCTACTGTTTTATCATATTTCTCCAGTATCTCATCACGCTTTTCAATTTCTTTTTTATGCGCATCATTAATTGCGTCAATTTGATCTTTGTAACTGCGATCCCTAATTTCCAATACAGCTTGAGCTTCATCTTTTCTCCTCAATATAACCCACAAAAACAGAGTATATAATACAATAAATGGTGCTACCCAATTGTGTTTCAACCACGCCCATGCTTTTGAAAGTGTTTTCTTTATAGTTAAAAATGTAATCATGACCCGTGCTTCCACCTTGATGCAATATCGGCCAACCCTTCTAAGCCAATGTATGCCAGTGAGATTGCTACCCAGTCTGATGAGTTTAAGGGTACCACATCTAAAAACATAAAGCTTGTAGCTGTTAACCAAACCATCAGTTTACGAGATAATAATTTATTTAATGTTGTGTCTAATATGTGTCTCACAATAATACCTCCAGGAATAATATAAATAGTTTATTTGATTAAAAAAATCAACTAGAACCGGTTATAACCAAGGTTGGATTTGACCTAGTAACACCATATGGAGTGGCGCGCCCCCTAATTGTTGGGGCGCCTGGGACAGTAGCCTGTAGGGGTATTTGAATAACTTTTCTATTCCAGTTTTGTGAAACATTCAAGCCGTGATTAATTACGAACCAGGCGCCGTCAAATTTATTATATGGCTCCCCTGTGGATCCCCCTTGGCAATCCTTAAGTCCATTATAGTTTTCTAAATATGTCCAGCCGGGACCGCCAGCACCTAATACATACCCGCCGTACGCACCTATAGAAGGAGGATCTTCTCTAGTGTTTCCATCTATATCATCTTCAACCGTCTGAAACGGACTTAAACTTGTACCAGCTTGGATTGCTGGGTTGGTATAACAATCGGCGGCGAATCCTGAAGATCTGTGGGTGTTTTGATTGCCATCTCGGTAGAGTTGTTTAATGTGCTCTGGTGATAAAACCTGATCCCAAACACTAAATTCGTCGATGTTTCCGGTAAAGTGTGCATCATACCATTGTGGATTGCCATTGTGTGTTGCGTCTGGCTTATACATTTTTGCGCCCAAAGTAAAATATGACCCAGTTTGTACTCTTGGGCCCTTCTCATTACCGTTATTGGGCATTTTTGACATTAAGTAATTACCATCAATGTATTGAGATATAAGTTTTGTTGTATCATTGACAGTGATTACTAAATGGTGCCAAGCGCTATCATTGAACGCGTTTGAAAAATCGGAAAGGCCCTCCATGGTGCCCATATTATCCCATTGGTTCGTTGACGCATCGCCCGTATAAAAGGTTGGGCGCCCGTAATTGCCTATAAAGACTTCCAAAACCCGCGTCGGTGGCGTTATTCCAGTATATTCTTTTTGTATTGCGAACATGCAAGAGCCGCCGCCGTCGAGAGGCGTGCCAGACTTACCGGTTCGAAACCAAAAAGATACTGAAAAATCAGAATCAATAATATCGTCTGCAACACTGTTACAAGATACATAATTATAAGACGAAGAAGCAAAGCCCAGAGAATAGCTTCCAACTACTTTATTTGCTTGGTCCCAAGTTGCACTTGGGTCTCCATCAGACTGACTTAGTGATCCGGTTCTATTATTACCTGCACTAGAAACATCTGATAAAGAGGTGCCAGAACCATTTTCCATAGAAAAGTAAGCAGTAGGTACGGCGGCCGCGACATATTTTTCAGAAACTAAGGTATAATCATTATTCAAGTAGCTTGCTGAACCTAAAATTCCGGCACTCGTAAAATAGGCGGGCGCAGTGGATAAATTACCAGAAAGCACCCGGGCATATGCATCCGATTTACTTCCTGTAAACATTGGGGCTTGAGCTAAGTTCCAATAGCTCCAAATAGGTACCGTAACAAGGTTTCCAGTCATCTCATATGCACTAACGCCTTCGGCGCCGGTCCAGCCTGCATGTCCCGGATTAGAACCGTCTAATCCAGAAGTACCACTTACTATACAATTAGCAACTTTTCCAGCAATTAACAGTGGTCCTGCTGATTTCTGACCAACAATTGTACAAAAGCTGGCCGTCGTATCATAATTTGACGAGCCAAGAAACATAACTTCTGAGTCGACGTCATCATTAACTATCAAGCAATTATTAACCACCATATAATCGCCACCTGCAACTGCTTTGCCCTTCATGTTAAAAATTTTACAACTTTCTAATACCGCACGATAGTCAGAAGCGCCGTCGATTTCAACGGTGGCGCCACTGTCATTTCCCACATCATACATTATACAGCCGGTCATACTAAACTGACAATTTGTGCTAGGATTTTGAGGAACGTGGGAATAGCCAGTAAAAGTCAAGTTCTTATAAGTTGGGCGCTTGGCGCTGGATGCTGCAAATGGGTATGCGCTGGTTCCAGCCCAATCTGAACCACTTATAAGCACTGTTTCCAATTCCCCCTCAGATCCAGTGGCACACTCCACTATAAGATTGCTGTCGGCTATCGTAATATTAGTTTCATTATAGGTACCTGCATATATTTGTATAAAATCATTATCGCTTGCAGCTGCGAAAGCTGCGGCGATTGTAGAATAAGTCTTGCCAGAACCAACTGTGCGAATGGCCATTAATCACTCTCCGATATATGATATTGTGGCACAACATCAATAAAATCTTTACCATTTTTTTTAATTATTACTAATCTTTTGTCCGGATTTGGGGTTAATTTTGCTTTTGTAACATTTAGAGTTTTTACACCAAATCTCATTTTGGACTGTTCGGGATCTTTTTTGCCGCGTTCAACTTCTGACCATTCAAAGCCAGGATCTTTAATAACTATAATCTGCCCTTTTAAATACTTAGGTTCTAGAGCATCAGTTGCAACATAGCACACGTCTTTCTTTGGCATGTTATTGCCTCCAATATCAATAAATAGTTGTTTTTATAAATTAAGCTTCAACAACTTTTGCATAATGACCAGCTTTATCTATTGTTATTTGCATATCCACACAATCTTTAAGCGAGTCAAGGTGCGAAATTAAAAGCACGGTTTTAAAATATGATTTCACTAGTTCTAATATTCTGACAAAGCCATCCATATTATCAGCGTCGAGCGCTGTACCGGGCTCATCCAATATAAATAGATCTGACTTTGGTAAATTCGACACAGAAAGTAGTGCTAAGCGAATTGCCATGGCAGCAATTGTTTTCTCGGCGCCGCTTCCCATTTCAATTGGCCTTGGTTCGTGGCTTGGGTGTTTAATTAATATTTTTAAATGTCGACTATCGTTTTCAAAAAATACCTCAAAATTCACAACATTTGCCAAAACCTTTGCAATTTCATTATTGATAACAGGAAGTTTTTTCTTGATAATATCGTACGATATACCGTTGCTGTGCATGCAAGTCATAAACAAATCATATGCTGAAAAATCTTTTCTTAAATTCTCCAACTCTTCTTTTTGCTCTTTCAGAGAATTTAATTTTTGTTCCAGCGAACCGTGCTCTTTATAATATTCCATCAAAGAATCTTGACAATCTTTTAAATCTCTCTCTTTGAGTGACAAGTCATCTTTTATTTTTTCCAATTCTTTAATAAATGATTCTTTATTTTCAATAAGTTCTCTATTTTCTTCATATTGTTTACTTAAAGATAAGAGGGTATCAATTTCTTTTTCGACAGATTTATTTTGTAATTCAGTTTTCTCTCTCAATACCTCTTTTTTTTCAATTTCACTCTCTAATTGTGTGCGCTTATTAATTACCTGATCATATTTCTTTATATGATCTTCTATTTTTTCTGGATCTAATGAAACAATTTCACTTTCGACTTCCTTGTGATTATTATTTAAAAAATCAATCTTTTTCTTTAAGTCGATCATTTCCGAAGAAGCCTTGTGCGCGTCACATATAAATTTACACTGTGGGTATTTATCTCCACAGGGCACCTCTTTCAGTAAGAGCTTTTTATTTTGCTGCCTTTCATAGCTCTCTTCTGTTGAGTTGATCTCACTAACAAACTCATTCAAAAGTTGCAATTTTTTTGCTGCCAATTCTTTCTTTTCGTGTAACGCCTCAATATCAAACATCTTTACGAAAGAATTAATCTTCTTCACGTGTTCCCTGTTAAAAGATATGTCTTCAGCAACCTGAATGCTCTCCGAAATTAAATCAGCCGATTGTTTTTTCTTTTCTTTAATTTGTATTAATACATCCTCTATATCGATAACATCAATAACCACAGAATTAACAGCTTTTTGAGTCTTTTCCTTATTTTTTCTCAAAGAAGCTATTCGTTTTTTAATTTTTTCACAACGATTGGAGTGCTTCAACGTCTCCGATTCATTTAATAGAAGCTCTTTTTCTACAGCATAGATGTCATCATCAAATTCCATCCCCTCTAGTCGTTTGAGGGCGCCTCTGAGATCTGATGCATCATCTTTAGCCAATTTATATTTCTTCTCAAACATTTCAAGATCAAGGAATTTGGCCAATATCTCTTTTCTCTTCGTTGATCCTTCGCTGATAAATTGAAGGGATCCCAATTGAGAACTCATAGACGTCATCAAAAAATCTTCTAGGGTTCCGAACTGTTTTCTTATTATTTTGTCTGTTTCCCCTCTTGTGAGTCCGTTTAAACTCTCAGTAACATCAGTCGCCTGATCATAGACCTCGAAATTCAAATCAGTTTTTGCCTCTAGCGTTTCTTCGCCCTTCAGCTTTTTGACATACTTTGTTGAATTGCGTTCAATTGTGTATTTTTTATTACCAACTGAAAGCTTTATTTTGCCTTTCCCATATTCTTTGTTTTGGTTGATAATGTTGAGGTTTTTTCTTTCATTTTTGGACGTAGTATTAAATAAAGTGTAAAGAACACTGTCGATGATGCTAGACTTGCCAGAGTAATTTTTCCCAAATATACCCACAATTCCAGAAAATTTATCGAAATCAATTTTATTCCCCTCCCCAAAGTTAAATAGATTGTCCCATTCTATTTCATTCAGCCTCCAATTGACATTTCGCCCAACCTCTTCTTTTTCTTCTACAATTTTATTATACCTGGAGTTTAAGCTTAAAACTCTTTCTAACAGCTTGTCATCTGCTTGATAGTCTTTCAAATATTCTTCAATGAATTCCTCTTGTACGGCAACATCCCTAAGATTATCGTTAATTAAGCCGTCTGTTAAGTCGTCAACACTTCCCTTTTGATTGGAAGCTCGATTCAAGAATGTTATACTCTCTGGCTTAAACTTGTACTTTGCAAGTTCCACCGCCTTTTTCATTGAATCGAGGGGTAAATTGTTGTTTGAGACGAGCCGCAGCCTTGCACCATTCGGCACGACTGTCTTCTTGGGCATTCGACCTTTGGGTGTTAACTCAATTGTAATAAAGGGTTTTGGATTTTCCAACACAATGTGTTTAACATCCCATTTATTACGGCTTTTTATGTTCCAAACCAAAAATCCTTTATCATTAGTTTCCCCATGATTTTGTTGTACAGTTGAACCCGCATAACGAATTCGACCCTCATGATCTAAAACTTGGTTGGTTTTGTGAATATCCCCCAAGAAAGCGAAATCGTGTCCCTTGAAAATTGAAACATTGTCTTCGCCGTGCTCCATGACCCATCCAAGATCAGTTTCGCTGTTCGATATAGCCCCATGGTAAAGTGCAATATTAATCCGGCTGGTATCAGAAATATCGGCCCAATTATCGCGATCAAATACAGACAATACGTTAATAGTAAACTTATCATTTAAACACACCTCCCCCGAATTCTTCAACAAATGAAGACTCGGATGTCCCAAAGCGTCAACTATAGGAGTTAACGCGTCCTGTCTATTAGAGTTCTTAAGATTCCCATCATGATTCCCCAATATTACATATGTAGGAGCAATGTCTGCTAAATTCCTTAAAAAATCTGTGCATAGTTCTACAAATTCTGGGGATAATTGTGTCTTGGTATGTGCTATATCACCGCAATGAATGATATAATCAACTTTTTCTTTCCTTAATTTTTGATAGAGTTTCTCGAAAACAGTTCGATACTCATAGTGGTATTTAAGATTTTTAATGTGCGTATCAGCAATATGTGCAAATTTCATTATATGACCTGATATTCCTTTTCTCCCCGATATTTAACAAACCAATCGGGTATCTTGTTTTTTGGATAACGAATCCTTGGCTTAGATGCATAAAATCGACGGTATGATTCAACAATATTATTAGAATGAAACTTATGTGGCATTGCTAATGGTAATCGTGTCGGTGAATGTGAAGGAAATAAAGATTTATCATAAATATCAACACACTTTTCTAAAACATATAAGCATTTATGTATCTTTCCAAATCGTAATTTGTACTCCTCAATCATTGCCATGGTATGTTCAACAAGATTTTCAAAATTCGCTGATGATTCACTTACCCATTTTGTTGATGGATGATTTTTGTGTGTAGAACGATATGGTGTAATTTGTTTTCCATGTATTTCATTGAGAACAGTACAAAGCATTTGGCATGATTCAAGAATCATCTTGACAACACGATAATTATCTTGGGATTGGGCTGATTTAACCCAGTCAATATTAGTAGTAGTACCTTCGATTGCAAAAATATTCATAGATTTATATTATCACGCTGTTTTTTAGATGTCAAGATTATTTTTTGATTTAATTAATTGTAGAGTGGTGGTCACTAATTCTTTCATTTGGCCACCGTTGAAACACACCGATGCAATTTGATATGGAAAGACAACAGTTGGTTCGCTAATCTCAGCGACGATTCCCGTTCCTAGTGTGTTATGTTTTACTAAGTCACCTATATTCATTGGAACTAAAACAAGACATCTGTAAGCCCATGCCTTCCTGCGGCCATAGTTAAATTATATATTATCTGTTATTTAATTTTAACAGAAATTGGCTCCGCTTCTGGTCGAATGGGAACATTGATACAAAGAAGCCCATTCTCAAATTCAGCAGAAACAGACGAAAGGTCTAAATTGTTATCAAAATTTACATAAGTTTTTTCAAAGCTTCTCCGAGCTATTCTTCGATTCGAATCCTCTTCGGTCGATTTAGATTCTGCACGAACTGTAATGCTGCGCTTTTCCGGCTTCACATCAATTGAAAGGTCATCTTTTGCAAACCCCGCCAAAGCAAATTCCATTACAGTGTCCCCTTTTTCATTTTGATAAATATCAGAAACGGGATATCCACGAGTAGATTGCTGCATTAGCTGGGGAAAGTCACTTAGTACGTGATTAAAAACGTCATCGAAAACGTTGCGGCCCAAAAGACTTGGGCGGTGAAGTGTAATTGCTGTATTTGTCATAATATTTTCTCCTTATAAAAGCAAGTAACGTGCCAAACATCCCAAAGGCAATGTTTAACATGAATACAAATATAATACAATTAAAAAGTTTGTCAAGCCCCTAATTCAGGTTTTAACAAAATTCCCCGTCCTTTTCGCCGTATTCTGGGCTTAGCTTCTGGCCGAGGAACTTAACCTCATCAATTACTTTATCGTTTTTAAATGCAGGAATGTTTTTGCTGAACCAGCTATTGATTGTATCAACCATTTGAATAATCTTTTTACGTCGTTTGTCAATATGATCAACAGTTCCTTTACGACAATGGAAAACAATAGCATTCTTGCCGCTCTTACCCCCCTCATCAAAAATGCGGAAGACAGGTGAAAGCACTTTAACCCAAAAATCTTGTTCGCTAGCCGTTGATACTGTAATGTTTGTCAAGGGAGATTTAGAAACTCCCCTTGCAGACTCAATTCCAAATTCACGCAAGTATACCTTATCAAGTTCGGGCCAGCTATAGCGCTTAATCTTTGACTTGCGCACGTGATCACCCTTCTTGTGAATATCAGTAAGCATCTTTTCAACTTCATCCACAGTTAGCCCCTTGCAGTTAGTTTTAATCCAATCTTTAAGTGTTTTGTCGACAGTTGGATTATCCCAATCATCAGCAGCTACCAACTCGGAAGCCTCTTTACTCAAATAGCCATCAACCAAAAGCATATACGCTGTGTAGACAGAATCATTATATGAATTGCATTTATGTACTTGGCCTGGATGTTCATTTTGCTGATGTTGCCACTGTAGCCAATCGTTTGTAGCATGAGTGCCGGAATGGTTATTATATACAGTGCACTCAATCATATTATATTTATTACTATTTTTATGTTTAGTTTTGAGGCTTCGATATGCTAAGAGCCGATGGTTGCCGTCACGAAGCATATACGTTGATTTACTGTCATCTTCTGAGTCAAGATTTATAACTTCGACACTAATTGGCTTAAACAAACCGTTTGTCTCGATATCAGCTTCAATGTTTTTTAAATTTTCCGGATCATAATCGCCAACGCGGGATTGTGATGGAATTGCCTCATTCTGAATATTATCTAAATTAATTAATTTTGTACTGTATAGTACCGTTGGTTTGAAGTTTTTCATTTTTATCTCTTTTTCGCCCTATTTACAGGGTCTTGTTTATACGCTCATTTACGAGCCACACCAATATCGTATCACGTCTTTGGCACCCTGTAAAGTTAAATTTGTAATATTTTTTGAATTAAAAGGGATGACTCATCAAGTAGTGTTGCATTGTTCTTTCTGTCTTCAAACTCTTCTTTTGTCATGACACCCACATCTTCATAGTCAGACGTGTCAATTTTGTGTACTTCGACACCGTGTGAAAGAAGCGCGTTAATGATGCTTAAAGCCTTCTTTTCTGCATCTTGGTCTAGAGCCACGTAGACTCGTTTAGAACGCTCTAGAATGGCCTTAAAAAGCCTAGAATAGGTACTCAACGTTGAACCCAACATTGGCACCGAATTTTCAGCAGTAATCGCATCAAAAACACCTTCAACTAAAGTAATTGGTTTATCCCAATCGATCATTAATTCATTAAAAACTACATTTTTAGAAGCTGGAGGATTCTTATACTTTAGCCAATCATCTTTGTATGTTCTCGCAACAAAATAATCACAGTATCCATCTAAATTAAACGATGGAATAATGATTCTATTTCTGTATTCTCCGCTGTCACAATAACCTACCTTCCAGAATAGGATGTCGGCCTTTGTGATTCCCCTTTGCTTAAGATATTTGAGAGGTACAGCTGCAGTAGATGGCAAATTTTTGTTTGCTAGCGAAATAAATTCATTTGGCAGCTTTACTCGCTGTAGTATCTCTTCTTCTTGTTTTTCTTCAAACAGATTATCAAAATCTGTGATGTCTACAACTTCCTCAAAACTTCTCCAAGTTTGTCGATGGCGATAGTTACCAAACCTTTTTATGAGATAGTATATGTTTCTACCTCGGCTGTCACAGACCCAACACTTATAGTTGTTTTTAGATATATTTATAGAAAGTTTTCGTTTGTGGTGTTTGCAGAAAGGGCAGAAGAATAAAATCTCGTCGTTTGAGGAGTAAAATGTACCTAAAATTTCTTCAAGTATTTCAAGTTTTTCAGAATCCATATGTGAATATTATCAGATGTGTCTTATAAAGTCAAATTATTTTTAGCAACCAGGGATGCTAACTAGTTTAAATTTTACTTTAACGTTTCGTTGGGGTACGCAGTGTTTTTTATTGCAAACAAGAAAATTAAGCTTTCCTCTAATAATTTCATCTTTCATAGATTTAATTTTAAAAGGAATCTTAACAACTGCGCCTTTGCCTTTAGACAAAAAGTCTTTATTTTTTGAAGAAAAGTGTGTTTTCTTTAATATTAAATTGGGATTGTTCTCTAATTTTAATTTAGCGTTGTATTCAGTTCCCCATTTGTATCCACTCTGCGGCGTGATTGTTAGTTCAATAAAACCAGCGTTGAGGACTTTATCAGACTCAACCCTATCAAAGCTAAGATCATATAATTGTGGGGGTGATGTCTGTAAGAGAACTAAACTAACTAAAACAACATTAAACATGTTTTATCTCCTTTGTTATAACCAGTATACTACATATAAATTAAAAGTCAAATACTATTTTTTAAGAGATTCAGTAAATTCAGTAGGAGTATAATATGCGCGGGTTTTGGCACTTTTTGGATCCAACTTTCGGCCAAATGCCGCGGTGTTCGGCGTTTTAAGTTGCTGTGCTTGTTTTTCGAAGTAGGCTGTGTCTTTTTCTGTAGGCTCAAGTCTTCCTTGATTTATTGCAACTTCCCTGCTTGTTTCTGGGTGTATGTTTTTCATAAGCTCTACGCCGTTGCCAAGATCCATGGAACGCTTGCCGCGCATAATTTCACCGACAACATAGTTGAACTCTTCATCGTCTAACTCCGGATGATATTTTTCGAGGTAATCTTTAAAAATATCTTCTACTTTTTCAGGATCAGAAATTTCTTGGGCGCGTTCATGAAATGTAAGTTCTTCTTTTATTAATTGTACTAATATTGTTTTTGTTAACTTCATAAAAAAAATTATTCCTTTGTAAGTATATAGTTGGCAGCTTTTGCAATTACCAGCGAGTCAGCCATATCATAATATTTTGGTTTAGGGTTCTTTTTGTGTGTGTATTCCACTTTAAAGTCTGGTTCATTGTTAAGCAACCATTCCATAACAACCTTTTTTGCTTTTTGTCCTCTTGGTACTTTTATTCCACAAAGTTTTCTTGCTTCGCCTGCAGTTAAATATTTTGGTGTGATATTAAATATATCATAGCAAAGCCACGAAACAACCCCATTAAATTTTTGAAGGGATGCCATTGTTCTTGCGGAAGAACCACCAGAATTAAAAAACATAAATGGCTGTTCAATATATATATGCTGTACAGGTAGCTGAGCTTTTATTAAACATAAGCCGTCTTTTATAAAATTTGCTTTATCAAAATGGTTTTTATATTTATTTTTATTACGGATGTCCCACACATCACAACGTATAATTTTACCTTCATGATCCATTATCGTGTGGCCCGTAATGTTTGTTGAAACATCTAGTCCTAATATCATTTGTTTTGGTCTCTTTTTATATATCTAATTTTAATTTAAACGTCAAAGCCCGATCTTCTGTTTTTTTGACGGGAGTTGCTAAATTTGCAACAGCAATTAATTTCCTTTGATCATCGAATATTCCTATTTTACTAATAAATGTTTGTTTTTTAAAGGAAGCAGAATAGTCACAAAAAGAACTACTAATTGTATTTTTAATTGGTACCTCTAAATCCTCTTGGTAGAAAGAACTACTAAACGTGCTACTTGGAGGAGGAGAGCCACTAGTATATAGTTTATAAGTAGGATTACTGGAATGATTTAAAAGTCCCTTTGGAGCAATTGCGTGCATCTCTAGAGTAGAAACTTCGTTTGTGCCCTGAAATTCCATTCTAAAACTAGCACTTGGAGTTAAATCTGAATCTGAAGTGTCGTTTGCTCCGGCCGCGAAATCAATCCATTTAGCTTGTCGAGTTGTATATGAAAAATTATACGATGCCGGTGTTAGACTCCAACTTCCTGTTAATAATACAAAGCCCTCATTATATAATACAACACCTGCTACAGAGTTGGACCCGTTTGTTTGAGCATGTGCATTTCCATCAGTTTGGATAAGTTCTCCATTTTTATTTTTGTCTGTTAACTGTGCAACGAAAGTACCAGATATATAAAATTTTAAATCCACAGTTCCAGGTTTAATGCCACTGTCGAAAAAGATAGATGGAATACTAACTAAATTAATTTCTTGAGAGTTTTTTTGACCATAAGAAGAAGAGAACGAGTAATGTTCACTTAAATATGAATAATGGTCCAAAACATTTCTTAGTGCAGTGACGTGAGGCCTTGTGGCACCAACCGCAAACCTCTCTCTACTAATACTAGCAGACAAAGGATAAGATCCTGTAATTGTATCTCCATATTGGTACGAAGTATTAAATGTAGCATCAGTGACGGTGCCCATAGAATTTAGGCCACCGTCTTTAGTTGTAAAAGGATATATGAGGGCTTTAACACCCCCGCCAACTTCTGGGTCATATGTGTGGGCGCTTTGGTCTCGATCTATATTTAACTCATATAAACTAAGACTTCCTGTCGAAACCATAGTAGCATTATCTACATAGGCTCCTGTTATGGCCGTCATTGAATTTAAATATATATTTCTATTTATGATATCAAAAACATATGTAGGGTGTGTTTTTACTGTGTTTCTGAGAATGTTCTTTTCTTGAAAATCATAATACGGCATAGCATTAGTAGTCTAATCTCACACGCAAAGTCAACTCATTACTAGGAGTCTTTTTTAATGGTTCAGAAAGTTTCGCAACTGCTAGTAATTCATTGTTTGGTGAGTACAGACCAATTGTTGTCATATAGCTCACTGGTTGTGCAAATGGATTATCTCCCTTTACAACGATTTTACTGCTACTTAGGTAGGTCGGATTTGAAGAATAGTTAAAATCGCCCGTGTTTGCTCTACAGAAATAAATCGTTGAATTAAGCTCTGTTGTGTTATTAAATTCAATATTGACAATCCTGTTTCTAAGGCCATCCGAGAAATCCTCAATTGTGCCACTAATCAAAACAGCTTGATAACTTCCAGAGTTGTATCCAGTGGCGCCAGATGGCAATATGCCCGAATCATCGCATTTTTGTGGGGGCCCGAACATACACCTGCTGAATGAATCATAACCAGTTGACAGGTTTCCAAGCATTCCATCATAACCAGGGCTTAACCAATCAGAACTGAAAATACTAGCAGTTAGAACTGCGATGCCCGCCTGATAATAAATATGTCCAACAGCACTTTCAGTACCTAAATCGGCAGATCCAGTATAAAGAAGACCATATTCGCCTGTTGGAGAATTAACCTTGAAGCTTGAGGCAGCGCCATGGTCTTGAATCGTCATTAGACCTTCTCGACCATCGGGCATTGTGCCAGTAACAAAGCCACCGGTCATAAACGAGATAGAAAAAGTGCCTTTTTTAATCTCATCTTTAGTTAAAAGGCGCGCAAAATTAATAAATATAGCCTCGTGAAATTTATAATCAGTAGTACTACCGACTTCATTAAGATTTCCATTTTGATCGAACGGTCTAATATTTCCTGATATATCGTATGGAACTAAAACTTGAGCCATTTGATCATAAACATTTCTCTTCTTACTAAATTGATTAACTGCATATTCATTAACAGAAGAAGAAAAATAACTAGCTGAACTAATACCTACAGTGAGGTCAAAAACATGGTTTGCAGAAGAACTCAAGTACGGATAATCATACACCGATTGAAACATGCCATGGGCATAGTTTTTAATATTGTATTCGGTTCCTTCAAGCTGATATGTACCAGAAACAATCGTCCCCGTCATGGGGATAGCTTCGTGAAGCAACGTTCTTGTAGTAGCAATATCGTTGTTTAAAAATGTTTTATAAGTAGTAGCCATGTTTTATTACCTTCCTTCGATACATCGTTTAAGATGATTTATATTTTACGAATCTTACAGGGATATCTATTTTATATCCAGTGGTTGCACCTGTTACGCGAACAATTGTATCAATAAAATAATATTGACCTCCCGTCCCATCACCAACTTCAGAGGCGAAAGTAGAACCAAGCCTCTCGAACAAATAGGTGCTTGTTCTTAAGTTCGTAGATGCCCTTAGCCTAAACGCAAGGTGGGTACCCCGTGGGCCCTCAATTGCTTGATTAATAGTCTCATCTTGTTGGTTGTTTGAACTCTCATCAACAGGCTTTACCGGTGTTTGCTTAACGAAGTCTGCAGACGATAAATAATAGCTAGCAATGTTATCGTCGTCTATAAAAGAAAAAGAAACAGCATTGCCAGGGGTTGTCGATGACCCTCCCTTCGGATCTAGTGCATCCGAACTCGGCGTAACAATGCTGGCAAACCGATTGTCAATTTCAACAATATATTGATTTTCCTGAAGTTCTGCGTCAATCTTGTAAGCGGCGGATATTTCTCCAGTGTCTAGTCCCTGATCAATTCTAACATCGCGAGAATCGTTGTTTCCCGGATTGTCGCCAGAAATATAAAAGCCAAGAGGAAACTCTTCATTGCCTTGTTTTTTAAATTTTGATGTTGTGGTTTGATCACAAGTCACAATAAAAGACCCTGATCCAACATCGCTATTCATTTTAACCCTATCAACCATTTGATTTAATTTCATGACGGGCAAATAAAGAATATTATTGTTGGTGAGGGTGATTAATTTTGATTTCATATTTGCAATATTGTTGGTGAAAGCTTCTAAAACCGGGGTTTGCAAAATTTCTAGATCATAATATGCCGAACCGCTTGAGTTGTTGGGGTTATAATTGCTATAATTTATTTCATCATCCCCAAAAGCATATTTTGCTATTCTAAAAGAGCCATCGCCCTCTGCCAATCTTTTTCTACCGGCGTCTGTCAACACCGCATCCAATATAATATCACCACTATTATCCAAAAAAGCCATAATAATACTCCTTTACCTTAATTAATTAGTTAGTTTTTACCGTTTTTTCAATTCTTTAACTAACATTTTCCTAAACTATATTTATCCGGTTCTCCGCTCGTGACCGCATTTTGTACTTCAAGGGCCTTCACGTCCTTAACTGTTAAATTTAAATCAAATTTACGACCAGTTTTTTTACTAGTAAATCTAAACCTAAATTTTTGACCAAACACGTTTTGCTTAAGATCCGAATTTCCCACCAAGCTATTAAGCATCTCTTTGTTATTTGCGACAATTTCTCCTGATTCTATGTTTTCTATATCTGGTTCGCTTATATAGCGCTGACCTAAAGCCGGTTTTATTTTTATGTATTTCATAAATTCTAAAAGCGATTTTGGTTTATCCTTTTTCAGTTCATCAATAAAAAACATTTTAAAAATAGTATAGGGTGCTTCACCTTCCCTAGCAACTACTCTAACATAATATATAGGCGAAGGATTAGAGAGATTTCCGTGTATATCTCTTTCTCTAACTACATAATAATAATCTTTGTTTGGGATAATTTTATCATCAATAAACCCAAGGTTAGATTTTCCTTCCCCAGCAGTAGCAATCAATGTATCAGACACAGGAGAAAAGTCTCTATAAGACGTTGGCTTTTTATCAATTCTTAAAATTTCTATTTGACCACAAAAAGCCTCATTTTTATAAGTTATTGGGCCAGTTAGTTTCTTTTGATTCATACGAGCTTTATAAATGGGCGATCCAAAAAGTTCCTCTTGTTCGTCAATAGTAACAGGCTCCAAATCATATTCACCCACATTGAAATTAACATTTACCAGCACTTTATCTTTCTCTCCGTAAAGAGGAAGGAAAACCGCATCTGGAAAAATTGGCGGATGGTCCCACATCAACGTAGTTTCTAACTTAGAAAGATCATATTTTCCAGACTTGTTGTCTGGTGTTGCTGTTTGATTGACAACTGCAGGCTTCGTTGCCCCATTTGCAGTAGCCAACGTGTTATAATAGGGCACTCTCATTAAGTAAACGCTGGGTTTGTAACTGTATTTAAAATTATGTTTTTCTCCTTCATAACCATGATGGTAGTGCATATAACTGCCCTGTTTGCAATCGTATTGAGTGCCAACGACAAAAGTGTGAGCATAAACTTGATAATAATATCCTTTATCAAATTTTATTTGTGTATCGATATATTTTAATGTATCCATCCCTGGTATATTTGGAATAAAAACATTTTGTATAAAAGACTGCTTACTAGTTGGTAATGTCGGGCCACCGCCGTGGCCAAGCGCTGGGGCGCCTTCTCCTTTCGATTGATCGGAGTTGTTGTTTTCATCCTTAGTTGTTGCCCATTTGAGCTTTTCCGCTAAACCATACTCAGATTCAGCGTCATAATCCGTTTGATTCACAGCGCTTGGGCTAGCAATACCATTGCCAGATGCTTTAAATTTCACTATTTCATAAAACAGTACTTCTGAGTATGCTTCGTGACCATCATATACCTCTTTTACTGATCTGCATCTTTCATTAATAAAGTCCACTATCTTTATTTTAGCTCCGAGCCATTTAAGTGCCGACATAATATTTTTCGCCTGCGGCGGCTCCTTTCCAAAAATAACTGGTTTTAGTATTCGTAATTTTTCGTCGCTTTCTGTTAAACCAATGGTTTTAGGAAGACCTCGGATTCGGCCAACTTGTTTGATATGCGAGCTTGCATATTCACTACATATCCAATCCCAGTATTGAGTTGGAACACCCTTGAAAAAATAGTCATGAACAACGTCTTCATCTACCATACCCTGATATGTAAAGCCAGATTCCATAGTATATGGGCCCGCAGAAGCGGCGTCCAAGTCTAAAAGTGGTGACGGGTATTCAAAAAACATATTTAGCCAAAGCTTAACCAAGGTTTCAGAAAATAAAGAATGTTCCCACGCACTAATGTCGCCAACTTTATCGTTTTTAAAA